ATCTGCTCTGTTGCCTGCGCAAGATAACTCTTGAGCAAGCTCATCAGATAGCGTCCGTCGCCTTTTATGCTAGTCGGTAGCGTTGGCAGCTCAAGAAGCGTCGCTACCTGTTCTTCGGTTGTCGAGGTATCTGCGTCTGCCATGTATCTCACCTCTTAGCTTGTTGTATATGTGTGTGCTTGCGAACGGTGCTACGCCGTAATCGCCAGCGCGCTCGCCACGGCTGTTTGTAATGCGCTCCATAGCGACGTGTCCTGCGTTAGGTCGTATTCGTTCTCATTCAGTGCAAGGATTATCGCGCCACGCACGATAATCTCGTTGATAGCGTCGTGGTCATACGGCAGCTCCTCACGCTCACCGCCAACTAAGTTCTCAGGCGTGGCAAAGTATCTGAACCGCACGCTCTCACTGCCGTCTACAATCTCCGCTCGGTTGTCCGTCATCCGCAAGGGATACAGCCCAGCCGCTTGAGCGTAGTTCTTAGGCAGCCTGTCGCCGTCATGCACGAGCGTTTCCTGCACAAGCGTCGGGAACTTCGCCGCGATAAGCTGTGACGATACCTGCTGCAATGCGTTGTTTAAAAATTCAATGCAGCGTTCGTCTGAATACTCGTCGCTGATGTCATGCCCTGCTGCTTTTATTCTTGTGATTGCTGTTGTGGTTAACATCGTGGATCACCTTAATACGGTTTAACGCAAGCTTCAAACGGAACAAGATTGCGCAAAATACCTCGGAGAACTTCATCTATATTGGCTGAAATTTCCGCGCTCCTAGTAGTAAGCGCGTTAACCGCAAGATCTACAATACATTTCAAGCATTCATCCGGAAAGTCCATGTCAGAATCCGCGGTTAGCTCTTGAACAGAATCAGCTACTTCCATGCTGTATGTAACCTTCGTGTTCGGCTTTGGGTACAGCCACAAGCTCAGTTCGCCGTCCTCGTTCCGAATCCAGCGATAACCCTTCGGTATCCCCTCAGCTGGAAGTGTTTTGATCGTCCTGCGCTCGATCGGAAGTATTAGTCGATCATTTACGCGCATCTCGAATATACGAATGAACTCCGTACCCATTGGGATCTCGCGTTCGCCTGCGTCAAGCTCACCGTCAAGCTCCCTCGTGATAATCTCCGGAGCTTCATCCATACAAGCGCTACGGAATATCCTATTGGCTTCGTTGAGTGCTAACAGCACCTCGTAGTCGCTATATCGTGCCTCAGCAGTGTCTCCAGCCTTAAAGCGCACCTGATACATCAATTTGTTAACTTGCATATCATCACCCTTAAATAAAAAGGCACCCACGCTGATATGATCCGCCCCAGTCTACCTTGACAGTGGCGGATCACGTTTTATTGTGAGTGCCTAAAGTATGAAGTTTATCTGTTAATCGTCAGCGGAAGAAGTCATTACCTGAATAACTGCAAAGTCCTTATCATTGAACTTCGCCTTGCTGAAACCAAAGATAGCGCCAGTAGCAAAGCCGACTTGATTGTCATAGTCGAACGCTTTCTCTCTCCAAAACGCTTCTTTGCCTACGCCCTTAACGCCTGCCTGGCAGCCAAGCAGCAGCGCGTGACCTACGGTCGCGCCAGAAGCGCCAGTGTTAGTGCGGTGCAAGTTCTCGTATTCGTGAAGCACAACACCGTCATATACTCCCAGCATGCCAGTGAAGATAGGATTGTCCTCGCCACGCTCAGCGCAGTATTTTTGAGCATCTAACCATTTCTCGTCCTTCTTCAAGTCGCGAGCCTGGTAGTTGTCAATCAGCATAATGTAATACTGCTTGCCCTTTACATTCACGCGACGAATCTTCGGGCTCATGGTCTTAGCCTTGCGTGCTGCGATAGAAATCATATCAGCAGTGAACACGTCGGAGGCAGTAATGTCGCTCTCAGAGTCACGTCCGTTCGGCAGAATCAGGTGCTCCGGAGTAGGATCTTTGGTCAAAGCATCTACAATCATCAGCTCCTGCTTCTCGGCAAACCAACGCTTCAAGCTGTCTTTCGCTGCGGTGCGCAGGTCAAGCTTGCTCTTTTGCTCTTCCATTTGACCTTGCAGGCGCACAGCGTGACGCAGCTGATCAATGCGTACAGCGTGATCATAGAACTGCATCGCTTCTTCGTTGCCTTCCAAGGTTGCGTCGCCAGTAATACCGTCGCCTTTAAGGTTCATCAGCAAAGGAATGGTGATTTGATCGCCTTTGTCCTTTTGCAGTTCGGTTTTAACCTGAATAATGTTGTCAGTACCGGTGCCGGTAAATTTATCAAAGTAGCAGTCCTTGCCTGCCTCGGTCCAAAACTGTTTCGCCCATGCGCGGCAGATAAGCGCGTCAGGGATAGTAGTATTAGCAAAAAGCTGTAAGTCAAAATTGGTAGTAACCATTTGTGCATCCTTTCCGCACAAGATAATGATTACCTAAGCTCACCAGCCAAAATCTGTTGCTTAATATTCTCGGGTAGCGTGTCCCAGCCGTTTGGGCTTTTCAGCGCCGCATCGATCTTATCAATAGTATAAACAGCGTCGTTGTTGCCGCTGCCGCTTATGTTGGGAGCCTTCGGTAGTTCCTGTGCTTTTGCAATTTTATTTTTAATAGTGTTGTTGTTAGTGCTGTTCGCTTTCTGGTTGTCATATGCTTTAGAAGTAGCATTGACGTAATCAGAAACGACTTCAAAGTCCTGATAGTTACCTGATCTCTGTTGTAGTCGTTCGAATGCGCCTCTTAACATCCGCTGCTTAATAGGCGGAAGCTTACTAAATGCCTCCTCTGAAATGTGTTTCCAGCGTTCCGCACAATCGGGGAGTGCTGTAAACTCGTCATTCAGTGTGGCAAACATCTTGTTTACTTCCTGCTTTTCCCTAAAATCATCAGCTTCTCTTTGTTTGTAAGCTCGAATGCTTTTTACGATAGCTTCGGTTTCGTCGTTAACAAGCTTACTATAGGTCATCTTCTGCGCGGCGTTGTCACTATACTCCAGTGCTTCTAAACCTTCCGCGTCCAAGTTCAGCTTTTCAGCCGCTCTCTGCATAGCCATTTGCGTAATCCGCTCTAGCTGCTCTGGCAGGAACTCCGAACCGCTTGTAAATTGCGGCGGTACGTAATTTTCAGGAATGCCATTGCTTACAGTCTCGGCGTTAGGGACGGTAGCTGCGTTCGCTTTCAGCTTTTCAAGCTCTGCTTGTAAGCTTTTCACCTGCGCTTCGGCTGCCTTGCGCTTGTTGTTAACATCGCTAAAACGCGAATACGGAATTTGCCCATTTACGGGTTGATCGCTTTCCGTTTCACTATCGTCGGCAGGCTTGTCGTCAGTTTTCTCGTCGTCATCCGCTACTTGTTTGTTATCGCTGTCAGCGTCAGCGCTTGCGTCTGCGTCGTTCTGCGTGCCTGTCTTTTCATCCTCGTTGTTTTCGGTATCAGCAGGAACTTCGGGGAGAAGCTCCTTTACGATATCTTCGTCAATGCCAGCAAACTCGTCGTTAAAAAGTTGCAAATCAAAATCGAATTTTAACATAGATAGGTTTCCTCCTTTTACGTCCGTAGACGGAATCACCACTATCGCAGGTGGTCGCGAAATATAAAAAGCAGTCGCTACTCGCCGTCGCCAGCGGTAGTTACTGCTTTATACATGCGGATTGCTAAATCCAAGCTATCAAGCTCTTGCTTGTTCTTTGGGTTGCCGTTATTGTCTAAGATGTTCTTAATGACCTCATAGAACTTTGCAACGACAACTTCGTCAGTTGTTTTCTTCACCGCCATTTGTCATTCCTCCTTATAATACTGGTGTTGCCGCATTTATCATGCCGTCAATCGCCGATTGCGTAACTGGTTGCTGCGCCAGCTGTTGAGCGGTCGGCGGCGCGCCCTGGCTTTGCTGCTGCGCTAACTGCTGTTGTAACATTTGCTGCTGTAGTGCTGGCGGTATCGCTCCAGGAGCTTGCCCTTGTGCCTGTGGCTGTTGCTGTTGCATCAGCTGTTGCTGATACGGATATGCCGCCTGTGCTTGTTGCGGTATGCCCATAGCCTGCGCGTATTGCTGCACGCTCCATTGCAAGAACGCGTCCGCATACTGCTGTGGGAATATCCCTGCTTTGGCGGCAAGCTCAAGCTGCAAAGGTAGTGGCAAATCTTTGTAAGCAACGGATTTGGAAAAGCGTTTTTCCTTCTCCATTGCAAGCTGCGCTTGCAACTGTATCTGTTGTGCCTGCATTTGCTGCTGATTTTGCTGTTGCAGTCGACGCTTGATCTCTTCCTTCTGCGGAATGTCCGAAAGGTCGATAAGGATATCCAGCACCATGTTGCCCTGAATACCAAGCTTGCCGCAAGCGTCAACCAGTGACCAGAATTGCGCCGTGCGCTGTGTAGCCGTCGCGGGCGTGTCGCTGATAACGATATCAAACTCGCCGACGCTTAAGTCATTGAGGACCTTCGTAATAGTCGTCATTGTACGCGGATCGCGCTGTTGCACCTGCTGGTTCACTGTGATGAACTCCATGTTGCCTTGTTCGCCGACAATTCGGAATGTCTTTTCTTCTGTATAGAACTGCGGAACAATGCCCTTCGCCCCTCGGCTACCCCACAAGAGAAACGCAATACGCTCTTTCGCGTAACGCAGATTGTCAAACAGCAAGGCGATATGCGTGATTGCTTGCTTCTGTTTGAGTTCTATCGCTCTACCGCTTGCAAGGTTGCTAACGTCGGTGCCCATGAGTGCTTCGTTAATGCCACTAATCTGCGGAAGCTCTTGCATTGCTTCCTGCGTTGCTTGCACGATGTTGTTCGGAGCAGCCTTTGAACCAAGCTCTCTCATGCGATTGCCAGTGAGTGCGCCCGCGCCTACCTGAATAATTTTACCTGGTGTTGACGCGTTCTCTTCGAACTTCGCAAGCTGGATCTTCGTCATTGCTCCTTCTTCTACTAACCAATTATTATTTGATTGAGTATTAAGAATATGCAGCTCTTGACTCCTGCGCTTATTGATTTCACGCTGCGGATCTTTAAGGTCTCGCACGATACCGGCGGGCACGTCATCGTCGCCCTGGTAGTAGCACGTAAACGGGATGAACGGAAACTCGCCATGTTCATACGGGCTCTTTTTATCCTCGAGTACGACGTTATCAAAGAACGCCATAAGATGAATTTCCGTTGCGGTAAATTCCTTAACATCTACTATAGCTTGTAACGCTACCATTTCAGGCGTAACCGTCATTACGGCTTTACCGGACCGCAGAATATAAATCTTTCTTTTGACGTTCTTCTTGTACCAGCATTCAGCAAGGCGTATCTTCTTTGTTTCTCTCTGCCACCATAGCTTTGAGCTGTCTGCGCCGCCTTCTGTTTCCTCCGTAAGGTAGATTGCGGTTTGCGCCGCAATCTCGTCCTCGTGCTCAGGATAGACGCGTTTAAGCTCGTCCTTGTCAATCCATCGCGCTCTTATAATGTACTTCGCATCTCGGAAGTACCTGTCACGGCTCTCCGGATCAACATACATATCAAAAGGCGATACGCGACGCACGAATGCGTCGCCGTCTGCCTTCGCCCAATCAAACGCGTACCCGACTTCGAACCAACCGATACCGCAGACAACGCCGTCCATAAACACGTCGCTCTCTTCGTAGTTGTAATGGCTGCTATCTAAAATGTACTTCGTTACGCCCTTGCGCGCTTGCGCCAAATCCATATCATCATTGGTACGTGGCAGGAACTCGATGTCGTATCTATTCAGACGCTGGTAACCGCTTAGAACGTTGATTAGCGGCTTAATCCTATTAACAGTGATTGCCGGTCTGCCGTGCTTCTCGAGCGCGTCGCGGTCAGCATCTCTCCATTGTCTGCCAGCGTAGAAATCTCTGTCCTCTTTCGCCAGTGTTCTCCACTCATCAGAAGCTTCTACAGCCTCTTCAAACCATATTTTAAACGGCGCAAGCTTGTCGGCATCGGGCATTTCGTCCTTGCCATCGAAATTGTATTGTGCATCATTTGTATCCATGCTTTCCCTCCTCTCTTGCGCATTGTGGGAAATTCCTTATAACCTGCCTTATCCCCTCGGCGCACGTGTCCATGATTGCTAATGCTATATCGTCATGCTTTGACGCTTCTATCGTGACTTGTCCTTTTACGTATCTAACTATCTTCGCGGTGCTGCCGTGTTTTTGGCAGCCGTATATCGCCGATTGTGCAAGCACACTGATCATACCGCAGACTGGATCAAATCCATTTGTTTTGTAGTCCGCGTGCCCTTCGAGTATGAATCTCACTTTATCTTTATTTTTGAAATAGTTGAATACAATCATATCAAACGCTCCATACCGACGTTGCCTCGCTCTCATCGCTTACCCATTGGTCAAACGAGCTCTGCGACGGTCTTGCAGGTCGCGTCGGCTTATACGGTCTTGCCAAACACAAATAGCCAATAGCATCGATCGCATGATCCTCGCCATTGGTGTCGTATTTTTCAGGTTGATTTTTATCGTGTGTTATCTCTGGCAGCGTGCGAATTAAGTGATAGCACGTGTTGAAGATGTAAATGCCAGCTTTCTGTTTTCCTTCTTTGTCCTTGTAGCCCTCGAGCCGCAGTCTGATTTCTTCACCCATGTGTTCCCTGCCCTTGATAGATTGGATAAATGGGATTGAACCGTGGCTGATAAGCTCCTTATTGATTTCTTCTGCTATAGACGGCATACCCGTATCAACCTTGCCCCAGCACGCGTTGTCCAGCACGCCGAACTGCACTCGCGTGCGGTCGCTGCTCTCTGCTTTAGCTATCTTCGTGCCGACTTGCCTGCTGCTTTCTTTAGTGCCGACGTTCGGCTTGCCGCCATATCCATACAGTTCGCGATAGACGTACATTGTGTTATCGTAGTCAATCGCTACCCAATAGCAAGCATAAGGATGGAAGCTGCCCCAGTCCATACAGCGGTACCGCGTCCAGCCTTCGGGGATTTTAAACGGCTTAACAACATGCAAGCTCTCATGCCAATTGTTAAAGAACTGCCCGCCAAGCAAGCCCCAATCGCCAAGCGCG